AGATTTTAATATTAGTTTTAAAACTATTAACCCACAACAAGGAGAAGGATCAGATTACCCAGGAAATGGTTAATAAATGGATAAAAACAAAAAAAACTTATATTTATAACTAAAATAACATAATATGAAAGCAAAAACATTTGAAAATCTAATTAGAAAAGTAGTTAGAGAAGAAATAGATTATGCATTACGAAGAGAAATTAAATCACTTAAAGAAGATTTACGTGATGAATTAAAACCAACTATAATAGAACATTCAGAAAAATTAATTGAAGTTCCTCAAAAATCATCTTTGAAAGAAAAAATAATGGGTAAATCATCATTAAAACCAAAATCATTCAAAAAACAAAATTTTGTAGGGAATTCTACTTTAAATGATTTATTAAACGAAACAGCTGCGGGAGATACAAACACACAATCATCTATGGCTCCTGCTAGTTTAGCTAAACCATTTGCTTCTGGAGCCCCTTTACCCATGGATACAGCAGGCATGCCTACTGAAGTAGCTAATGCAGTTACAAGAGACTATAGTGATTTAATGAAAGCAATAGATAAAAAAAAGAATAAATAATGCCTATAATAAAAGGAATAAGAAGAATTAACCCCTTAGATCTTAACAAAAATGTTACGATAGGGGTAGCTTTTCCTTTAGATGAAACTAACATGTTTTCAGGTACAGAAACAGTAGAAGACCAAAATAGAGCTAATCTTATTAGTATTTTATTAACACAACCTGGAGAAAGAGTAGGAGAAGGTCTTGAAGATTTTGGCGTTGGAGTAAAAAATTTATTATTTGAATCAAATATTGATTTAACATTTTTAAAAGAAAAAATTCAAACACAAGTATCTAGATTTTTAGGTAATATACAAATTAGAGATATATCAACGGGTTTATCAGAAGATAAACATACAGCTTTTATAGGTATAACATATAGATCTATTTTAGATAATCAAGAAGATTCAATACAATTAAACTTTAATTAATGGCTTATAATAAAATATTAAATACACCTAAAGAAAAAGAAATAAAATATCTAAGTAAAGATTTTAATTCATTTAAGAATAATCTTATTGAATTTTCTCAAACTTATTTTCCAGAAAACTTTAATGATTTTAGTGAAGGAAATCCGGGAATGATGTTTTTAGAAATGGCAGCATATGTAGGAGATATTTTATCTTTTTATACAGATAACCAAATTCAAGAAACATTCTTATCTACTGCTCAGGATAAAGAAAATCTATATAATTTAGCATATGCTATGGGATATACACCAAAAACTACATCAGCAGCTAGTGTTAATTTAGATATATCTCAATTAGTACCTTCTAAATTAGTAGGAGGTTCTTATGTACCCGATTATGATTATGCATTAATTGTAAGAGCTAATTCTACTTTTAATTCTACTGAGGAAGCAACTTTTTATATAGACCAAGATGTAGATTTTACATATTCTTCTTCTTTAAGTGATGTAAATATAAGTATATATCAATATGATGGTTCAAATAATCCAGAATATTTTTTATTAAAAAAATCAGTATCAGCAATATCTGGTGAAACTAAAAGCCAAAATTTTGCTATAGGAGATCCCGAAAGATTTAAAACATTAACTTTATTTGATACTAATATAGTATCAATAGAATCAATAGTAGATTCAGATGGAAATGAATATTATGAAGTCCCTTATTTAGCTCAAGATACTATTTTTGAACAAATATCAAATACAGCAGCTAATGATCCTACTTTACAACAATATAATAATGAAACACCTTATTTAATTAAATTAAAAAAAGTACCTAGACGTTTTATTACAAGAGTAAAACCAAATAATCAATTAGAAATTCAATTTGGAGCAGGTATAAGTGATAAAGCAGATGAACAAATAATTCCTAATCCAGATAATATAGGATTAGGAATAAAAGATGGTAGATCTAAATTAGATAAAGCTTATGATCCTTCTAATTTTTTATACACAAAATCTTATGGACAAGTTCCTTCAAACACAACATTAACAGTAACTTATGTAGTAGGAGGAGGATTATCTTCTAACGTAAATAGTAATACAATTACAGAAACAGGAACTTTATCTATTACTAATAAACCAAATTTAAACACAGGGATGTTAAATTTTGTTAAAAGTTCTATTACATCTACAAACATAGAAGCAGCTAAAGGAGGAGGAGCAGGAGATAGTATAGAAGATGTTAGACAAAATGCTATAGCAGCTTTTTCAACCCAAAATAGAACTGTAACTAAAGAAGATTATATTATTAGAACTTTATCTATGCCTCCACAGTTTGGAAGTGTAGCTAAGGCTTATATAGTACAAGATGATCAAATATCTCCTTTATCTACTGAACCAAATCGTATACCTAATCCCTTAGCTTTAAATTTATATACATTAGGATATGATATTAATAAAAAATTATCAGTACTAAATACAGCTACAAAAACTAATTTAGCTACATATTTAGAACAACATAGAATGTTAACAGATGCTATTAATATTAAAGATGCATTTATTATAAATTTAGCGTTAGATTTTGAAATAACTACTTTTAAAAATTATAATAATGAAAGAGTATTACTTCAATGCATTACTGAATTAAAAAATTATTTTAATGTAGATAAATGGCAAATAAATCAACCAATTATAATATCTGATATTAAAAATTTAATAGGAACAGTAGATGGAGTACAAACAGTAGAAACAGTAGAATTTACAAATAAAAATGGTCTTATAAATGGGTATTCACAATATATTTATCCGGTTAATTTAGCTCTTAGAAATGAGGTACTTTATCCTTCATTAGATCCTAGTATATTTGAAATTAAATACCCTGACACAGATATTAAAGGACGAGTAACAACATATTAAAATGGCATATTATTTTTTATTTCCAGAAATAGATACAACTTTATATAGTCACCCTGATAGAAAAGAAATGAACGCAGGAAGTGATGAACTTTTAGAAATAGTTAAAGAAAGAGGAACAACAAATAACATATTATACCCTTCAAGAATTATAGTAAAATTTAAAAATGAAGAAATAAAAAGTGTTATTAGTGATACAATAGGATCTGATGTTTTTAATGCATCAGGATCTGTTAACTTACAATTAACATCAGCAGAATCTAAAAATATAGCAGGAAATATAAATTTAAATTTATTTGCTATTTCTCAATCATGGGATGAAGGTAATGGTAGATATACTAATTTACCTTCAAGCTCAAATGGAGCAAGTTGGAGATTTAGACATAATACAACAGTATCAACTGAATGGACTACTTCAAGTTTTGGAGCAGGATCAACAGGATCTGTAGAAAATTCTACTCAATTAACTCAGGGAGGAGGAGTATGGTACACAGGTAGTGGTTTTACTTCAACACAGCAATTTTTAGTAGGAGACTCATTAGATACAAACTTTGATGTAACTACAATAGTAAAAAAATTCTCTTCAAGTTTATTTGCTAATGAAGTTTACCCTACAGGTATAGAAAATAATGGATTTTTAGTTAAAAAACCAAAAACCATAGAAGAAAATATATCTTCTAGTTTTGGAGAATTACAATATTTTTCTGTAGATACTCATACTATACATCCACCTAAACTATGTTTTAAATGGGATGATTCTGTTTATAGATCTGGGCAGTTTGATAATAGTTTAATTAAAAGAACGGGAGAATTAAGTGTAAGTTTATATAGAAATAAACAAGAATATAATCAAAATGATGAAGCATTTTTTAGAATACATGTAAGAGATAAATATCCTATAAGAACATTTACTACATCTTCTAATTATTTACAACTAGGTTTTTTTAAGTCAACTAGTTTTTATAGTGTAAGAGATGCACATACAGAACAAGAAATTATCCCATTTGATGAAAATAATACTAAACTAAGTGCAGATTCTGAAGGAATGTTTTTTAGATTATATATGAAAGGATTCCAACCTGAAAGATATTATCGTATTTTATTTAAACACGTAAACGATGAAAACACAATAATTTATGATGATGATTATTTCTTTAAAGTTGTTAGATAATGGCAAATCAAAATATAAAATTAGAAAAAACTATTATAAGTAATAGGGAATCAAACTCACAACATGATAAAACTTTTAATAAATTAGCTAAATCAGATATAGAAATAAATGAATCTAAAATTTTAGATATATATGATGCAGTTTTTTATAATACACCTAAAACAGGAACTTATTCACATACCTCTATTGTACAAAGAATACATGATTATGTACATGCTCCCTTAAATCGTAGTTTAGATTCTAAAATAGAACAATTATCTGATGATTTAATTGTAAAAAATGAAGAATTAGATAATAAACAAAGTCCAGATTCGATAAGACAACACCCTGTGTATGAAAATGGATCTTTTTTAATAGCTGGAGAAGGTGGCGAAAAATACCCAGGATTAGATACTGTTTATGTTATGCAAGAAGGTTATAAAAGACCTATTGATAATGTAGATATATATCAGTCTATTAGAAAATGTTTTGATTTACCTTTTACAGGTTCTCAAATTTTTAGTGGTTTATATTATGTAACATTAGATGAACTTAATACTATAGATGAAGGAAAACGAATAACAACAACTGGAGACTTAAATATAATAGGAAAAGATTTAGACGTTGACGATACTCTAATAAAAGCAAACTATTCAAGCTATCTTATGGAATTTGAATGTGTAGGTTTAGAAATAGAAGACGCAACAGATCAATTAATAGCAAATCCCGATGCACAATTTTATCTTGATGGAGGATGCTTTATTCAACATACATTATCTAATTTTTCAGACCCCTATCAACAAAAAACTGTAGATCTTAATCTTGGAACTAGTAATGTAAGTTTATCAAAAGGTGAAAAAAGAATAGTAAGAATAGGAAGAAATAATGATTTACAACCTACTATAGATGGTGTTCCCGATAATGTAAATTATAATATAGTTAATGTACAATATAATGGAAATAATGTACAAGATTACATTAGACAATGGGGCCCAGGTACTAAATATGAGGGTATTCTTGATGTAACAGGAAAAGTAAATTATAGAGAATTAGGTATAGATAATACAATTCATGAAGAAAAAGGTGATTTTAAAAAACTAAATGGATTACCTTCTAGTTTTATAATATCTTCAGACGCATTAGGATCAGAAACAAGTGCTTTTGGTACTAGGATGATATATCCTGGAGGATCTGGTTTTTATGGGGATCAATTCCATGAAGATCATTTACAACAAGAAGTATTTAATGATCCTTTAAGTGATTATTATAGACCTGTATTTTATGGACAGCCTATTTTTAGATATAATAGTGATTTTTTAATTTTACTTGGTCATAACACATACAACGATATGGTAGTATTTATTTCTTTAGAAAAAAAAGAACAAAGAAGAAATCAATATGCTTCTGGTTATCCAGGTTCTCGTATATGGGATTTTGATCAAAATTTTGGGTTTCATATAATTGATTTTCGTGAAGATAAATTAAAAGAAAAAGATGAAGGTTTACACGTTTGCCCTTTAGCAATTAACCAAAATAAACTTGGTTGGAAAAGTGGTGATTGGAATACAAAAAGATTAAGATATAAAGGATTTAAAGATGTTGGAACTTTTGGTTTTGAAACAACATCTAATGCACCACAAATTGAAATGGGCGAACCAAACCCATCTGGAAAAAATGCATTAGAATATGGATTTTTCTATCCTCAATATTTAACATTTGCTAACGGTCCAAGTCAATGGACTCCTTGGAATTAAAAATATGGCCTATAGATTAAATACACCTATATCCCCCTATAACCTTTCAGGTTCTACTAATCAAGTAGTAGCCCCTTTAAGTGATATTCCTTCAATAATAGTTGATGAAGGAAATGTCCAAGTTTTAGAACCTGAAATTCCTTTAGAAACTCCTTTAGAAACTCCTATGGGGGTTCCTAACCCATTACCTTTTAATATAAATCTTAATAAAGAATTTTATGGTTATAATAGTGCTTTAGAAGAATTAGATGAAGAATTTATAGAATTTAATGTAACAAAATATACAAATAAAGATTTTTTTAATTTATTTGATAGATTTTTTTATAATTTACAAGAAGATACAACACTTAGTCCTATAATGGGAAAAAGTGGAGCTTATATAGGAGGATATATAAACCCCCGAGATGTAGAAATATCAAATTTAAACAATGAGATAAACCAAGTACAGGATCAAATAGATTCTATAGAAAATGAACATCCCTATTTTAAAAATGGTAAAATAATTGCAAAATCTATTTATAAAGATAATGCTTCAGCAGCAGTAAATGAAGGAAATATATATTACATGCAAACAGGTTTAAAAAGACAAATACAAAATAAGGATGTTTATAGAGGTATGAAAAATAGACTAGGTAGATCTACATCAGCTAATAGTGGACAAACATCTGATCAAGATTTTATAATATTTATAGATGATTTAAATTCTATACCAAGTGGTCCACCAATTATTAATTTTAATGATATTTATACACCGCCATCAGAAGCAGAAACAGATAATATAACATTATATTTAAATAGATTTAATAATATAACTTAAAATGTCATATCACTCAACATCTAATTACTCACCATCCCCAAGAACAAATACTACAAGTACTACGGGACCCGCTGTTGTTGTTACTCAAACAGCAGCAGACCCAGGAAATGTAGTAGCTCCTTTAGATGATACAGTAAATCAACAAATAGATGATACTTTAGCTTTACCTTCTATTTCTTCTAAAACAATAGATAGAACTTTTGGAAGAATTGATGATTATATAGAACTCCATATATACAATAATAATAATCAAATAATTCTTTCTGAAGGAAATTTTAAAGATTATTATTTAGATTTACAAGAAGGACAATCAACAACAAGTAATATACAAATAGATCCTAATAAAATACTAACAGATAGAGGTTTTATTACAGGACAATTTCAAATTAAATTAAATATATTAAAAAATAAAATATTTAATTCAACAGAATTACCCTTTCTTTTAAAAGAAGTATCTACAAGTAGAAGAGAAATTAAATCAACTGCTCCTAAATTAAAAAATAATACTTTTGATAAAGCAGTAAGTGGTTTTATTTCAGAAATAGAATCAACTGTTTATTTTAAAGAATTTTCTATAAATTTTGGAAATGATATACTAATACCTTGTATTAATATATTACTAAATAGAGAACCTGTTAGACATGAATTAC